CACATAGAAAGGTGCTTCGATGCGTTTGTAGTAAGTGAAGTAGAGAGAGAGATTCAATATCACAAAGGCAAGATTAAATATTCCGCAGAATGCCTAGAAAAACTAGAACAGCAGCTCAAAAACAATAAGCTCGAAGGAGCCTGTCATGAGGAGGATTTATGAAGATACATAAAGCAGACAGACAAAAAGTAAATAGGTATGTTGGATTTGGTCAGTATGAAGATGTACCTGCGCCATTGTGTGTAGGAGCAAAAGCTGTGTATGACGGGAAGTCTTTTTTAATACACAGGCTAAAAACCAAAGTAACTTGCAAGCATTGTTTGAGAAAGCTAGACGCATAACCCCGCTATAAGCGGTTTAGAATGAGGAGGAACGACGAATGAACAATCCGAAAGAGGAAGAAGAAAATGAATAAGTCAAAGATTAAAATGTTTTTTCTTGGGTTGCAGAAGGAGGAGTTATTATGAATACATCATCCCCCCAATTTACAGAACAAGACGTTTTATTTTCGTTCTCTGAAGAGGAAAATCGTGATGCTGCAACGCTTGAAATTTATCTGAAGCAATACCCCGAGTATCGAGAAGCGTTAGTTGCTTTATCTGTTGAGTTAATGGTATCTCCTGTTGACGAAACAGTTCAAGAAGCGAACGTTGTCTCGGAAGAGAGCATTGGGAATGTCTGGTCCAAATTTCAATCCCTATTGAATCCATCAGATCCTGTCTCAATTAGGAGTTCTAGTGTAGAGAATCCCTTGGCAAATTCACCTTATTATTTCACCAGTATACATACCTGCGATGATACTGTGGGAAGAAAGAAATGAAATTAAAGATTATTATTCCCAGTGCTTTCGAGCAATAACATTTAAGGAAATGTAATGTGGGTATTTAGATTAAGCAAGCCAGCTAATGATGCAGCGTTCGATACTCTTGGAAGCGCACAGCGTTATATGTCGGTTTTTGTACCAGAAACAATGGAAGAGAGCCGAGAAGCAAAACAAGTTTTAAAATCAATTAAAAACCTACTTAAAGAAGTCCACAACAGAGAAAGGGGAAGCAATGAATAAGTCAGAAAGTATAAGTAATTTAGCAAAAGCGTTATGTAAAGCTCAGAATGAAATGGGCGGTGCAGTTAAGGATGCAAAGAACCCGTTCTTTAAATCTAACTACGCCGATCTTACAGCGGTCATAAAAGCAATCAAAGAACCGTTTGTTAGTAATGGTTTATCTTACTCGCAGTTTCCTGTTACATCTGAAGGCGGTGGAGGAATAGGTGTTGTGACTGTGCTAATGCACTCTTCAGGCGAATGGCTAGAGTCAGAGTTCTACTTGCCCCTAGCTAAGAAAGATCCGCAAGGCGGTGGTTCAGCGATTGCCTACGCTAGGCGTTATGCTTTACAAGCAATGGCTGGCATTCCTACAGCGGATGATGATGCAGAGGCTGCGATGATGCGGGGAAAGTCACCGGCGAAGTCAAAGGAGCAACTGTACGTACAGGACAAGACAAAAGAGCAACTATGTGGGTTAGCGGTGGACCTCCATTATGATTCTCTACAGTTTATACGCAGAATGCTTATCGACCCTACAAGCGATAATGTAGCGTTAGCTAAAGAAGCCTTTGGCGAGATACCAGAAGAAGATCAACGCGCTATGTGGGTAGCACCAAGCAAGTGTGAAACAGCATTTTTAACAACCGAAGAACGTAAATTACTTAAAGGAGCATAAACAATGATTAAACTTAGTTACGCAGTGCCAGCAGATGAAGAATGCTATACAGCAATGAGGACTATTGATATGTCCGTTGACAGTGAGCAAAACTTGTACGAGATTATTGAGGTGTTTAGTGACTTTTTAAAAGCTAGTGGGTACGCTTTTGATGGTCGAATTGAGCTAATATCTAAAGATGAAGCTGAAGCTGAAGATGAGGTTATGCTTCAAGCAATGGCAGAGTATTATTTTAATTTGTTTGAAAAGTCTGATAAAGATGGGGCAAAGGAAAACAAAAAAGATGTGGAACTATAGAATTGTAAAGATAGGCAACGAAATATCTATTAAAGAGGTGTTTTATGAAAAAAGTAAGCCTATAATGTACGGACCTGCTAGTCTTTCTATAGATTTAGAACTGGAAGAGCCGGTCAAAAATGAAGCATGTCACATCGCTACAATGTTAACTTATATGACGGGTGCAATTAACGCACCAATATTAACTGAAGATGATTTTCCAACTGAAACTAAGCACTAGGAGAGAACTATGACTGATTATGATAACAACAACCGAGGCGCTATCTGGAAAAATGAAGATCGCAAATCAGATAAGCATCCGCAATACAAAGGCAGCATCAATGTTGCTGGCGTAGACTACTGGCTAAGTGCCTGGAAGGGCAACAAGGATAATCCTAAAGCCCCTGCGCTAAGTTTAAGTGTTCAGGCTAAGGATGAGCAGGCCAAGCCTGCTAAAGCTGCTGCAACACCAGCAGATGACTTTGACGATGATATGCCCTTTTAGTAATGGCCGCTAAAAAGAAAGCAAAAACTTCGCAAGAGTTACGTAAGGAAGCACTCAAGCTTATTCAGAAGCTGGTTAGGTTGTTGGAGTCTGATGACAATGGGTATTGTACTTGCGTAACCTGTGGAGTTACAAAGAAGTGGAACGAAGGGATGCAAGGCGGTCACTTTATCCCCAAAGGCTCTAGCAGCTACTGGGCTTTAGAGATTGATAACATTCATCCCCAGTGCGCTTATTGTAATCAATTCGGTATGGCTCATGGTGTTGCTGCTCAGAATTATACAATCTACATGCAAGAACTTTTTAGCAAAGAGTTTGTTGAGCAAATGCTTGCAGACGCAAAGAAGCCGAAGAAGCTTTACGCTGCTGACTATAGAGATATGATCGAAGATTTTAACGAACGAATACTTAGACAATTAGAGAGAATAGGGCAATGATTTCAGTTATTAGCATTACCGCAGATGATCCAACTTCACAAAAGGCTTTGATGGCAGAGTATTTGCCAGAAGATAAGACTTTAGTTTTAAGTATTGATGGGTACGAACAACCTTACACGTTTACTATAACCGAGAGTGCAACAGCTATTACTATAGGTAAGTTCTTATGTGAGTGCGGGATTGACATTGATGAATTTGAGGATGAGCTTGATAGTCTTCTAACGGATCTATAGGTTTACTTACGACATTGGGGAGTTGAACCTCCTTGGGTAGCGCTGGCCTACCTTATCCCCAAAGCCAGCAACTAACTAATTAGCGAGAGATATAATGACTGATAACGTGAATCACCCCCCACACTACACCAAAGGCGACATAGAGACTATCGACTACATCGTTGATGTTCTTGGCACACAGGGCGCTATAGATTACTGTCACGGCAATGTACTTAAATATACTGGCGGTAGGCTTATGAACAAAGGGAACTGCATAGAGGATACGCAGAAGGCTATCTGGTACTCTAATAAGATGATCGAGTTGCTAGAGAAGAAACATAAAGACGACGACGAAGATTATTTAAACTGCTACACTCGTACTGTTAGTACCAATCCACCAGTTAAAATAAGCTACTAGAGGCAGTTATGGGTAAAGGATCAAAGCCAAGACCTATTGACATAGGCAGAGAAGAGTTTAGTAAGAAGTTTGATGGGATAGATTGGAGTAACACGAAGGAAGGTTCTTTAGAAAAGAAAAAAGCCTCCAAGAAGAATGAAAATAAGATTCTTCCCAGAGGCCGTAAGACTAAGGAGTAGCAGGTTTATTCCTGCTCGTCCGTTCCTAGTAGAGTAGTTGCATTATCTGGACTGACTCTGCTTAGCATTTTCAAGAACATATTACCGATCTCATCTAGCTCAATAAGACTAGGCTCTCTTTTACTAGCAATCTCAGTAATATCATCAAGCAAGCTATCCGTAATGTTTGGATCAGTGATGTAATCTACCATGCCTTTATAGTAGTTTCTTCTCTGCGCTGCACCTACCATTTTAAGAGCAACACCAGTTTTACCAAAAGAGCCACCAGATATAGAACCTGTAGGATCTGTCTTGCTAAACACTTTTTCTAGTGGAGAGTTTTCCATAGCGCCAAGAACAATTCTTAACTGCGCTGCTTTTTTCCGTGCTGGATGATTATCCCCAAGCTCTCTAAGAAGGTCATCAAAATCCTTTTGAGATTTTAATGTTGATCTAAAGAACTGAACAGAACTAGGAATCGCCTCTCCAACCTCATCAATTGCTCCGCCCTTAATTTTTGATATTCTTTTCTCAAGGTTACTTCGTGCAAAGTTTAACGAGGCCTCTCTTCGTCCTAAAGCATATTCTGGCGATGCAGAGTCAACAAAATCCATTACCTCTTTTAGGGAGTTATTCATGTACCGACCAACTCTGCCAATCTTGCCATTATTAGCGCTAGCTATAGTGCTAACTTCTTCTTTGACGAACTTATTAAAGACATCCATAACGGATAGAGAAACATCATTCAATACGTCATCCGCTACAGCAACACCGTTTGCGTTATCAATAAGAGCTTGTCCACCACGGAGTTTCTTTATTTCCATCTGAGCTATTTTTGAAGCCCTAGAGTTTCCTGTTAGCATATCATCAAGTGATTCGCTAAGGATGTCATCGTTACGAACTTTATTAATAAGGCTTTTTGGTAGAGGTAGTGCAGCTATTGCCTGATAACCTTCAGTTATTGCTTGCGCTCGTCTTGCCCCATCTTTACCAGTCTGAGGTGCAATATCTTCAGCAAGTTCTTTAATAGTTTTCTGTACAGTTCTTTCTCTGCCCTGAAGAGCTATTTGCAAATCTAAAGCGCTCTTGTCGTCAAGTCGAATACCTTTTTCAGCATCTTGTAATTGAGCTAACGTCTTTGTTCTTTCAGCAGGGCTTAGGAAAACCCCAATCTCTTCTGCTGCTGCATCTAATTCTTTTTGTTCAGCTTTAGATACCAAGGCTTTAAACGGATCTTCTATTTCTAACCTACCACCTTTCTGAGAAAACATTCTAGGCCAGTCTACAAATACATTCTTTACTCCGCCAGCAGCTAGAGGTAATCCACCGCCCAAGACAGTACCAAGGGCAATATTCTCTAACCTATCACCTGAAATAATATCAGCATCTTCAGTTGGCGCAAATACACCAGAAAGTCCGCCGCCAGCCGCACCCGCTAAAGTTTTACGAAGTAATCCTCCAGCAACGCCGCCAGGAATTACCATTGTTGGTAGGACTTCCCCTACAAACTTAGCTCCCTTAGTGATTGGCATTTGGCCTACTTTAGACTCATCAAACGTTTTACGCTGAAGGTTAATATCTTCAGATAACTGCTGTCTCGTTTCCGGCTCAACTAATCCAAAAGTATCACCAACAGAAGCACCAATCTTTAAGCCTTCCTGACCAAGACTTCTTGCGCCTTGACCTAAGCCTGAAACAACTTGCTCAGTAACACTTGGGTCTTGTAGCTCTTCGATCAAATCAACACGCATAAGGTTAATTGCACGTCTATCATCCATCTTGCCAGCTTTAGGGGCGCTAAGATTATCTCGCTTCCATAATTCTATTTCCGCAGGAGAGAACTCTCTTTTTAATATTGCTTGTCGTAAATCATCTTCGCTAGGTTCTGATGCTGCCGCTTGAACTTGAGCACTAAAATCATCTACAGGAGCTGGAATTGTAAGTCTATTACTTACCTCGTTAAATATGGCTTGCTGCTCAGGAGTAAAAGATCCAGACCTTTTTCCTAACTCTTCTAAGATTTGCTCTTGTGACATCTGTTATTGCCCTGCTGTTGACTGCATTAATTGTAACAATAAGTCTTCTGTTGATACGTCTTTATAAACTGGATTACCTATAGCTTCTGCATTTGCAGGAGATAAAACTCCAGTAGTAGATTTAAGGTCTTGAAGTGTACCCTTTTCTGTTCCATACAATAACTGAGCTTGCTTAGATATAGGTTTAAAAGGAACTGTCTCGTATCTATTCTTGCTTTGCTGGGTAATGAAGGCTGGAGTCTTGCCTATATCTTTAAAAGTTGATGCGTAACCTTGAACTTCATCATTAAACTTATTTCTCGAATAATTAGCAGCTCTTCGTTTAGCGTCAATAGCGTACCTAATAGTTTCTTCAGTTAAAGCGATTGTACCGCCTGTAACTTGTTTAGCAAACCTAACATCGTTATCGGATAAGCCTGTGCCGCTACCAAGAACACCTGAAGATAGCAATTCAAGTACATTCTCTCCAAGAACTTGAGCTAACCCCTCAGATGCGTCAACATCCTTTTCAAAGTCACCAACACCAAAGAACCCAGCTAACTTTTTAAGACCTAAAACGCCCTCTGCAAATGCCCCTGTTTCGGCTCCGCTATTTAGAGCGTTTTCGGCTCTCTGTGCTGATGCAAGCCAGTTCCTAGACTTGTCTGCGTTCTCTTTTAGCGTCTTAACATCAGCGACAATCGCTTTGGTGCTTTCTCTGTCTAAGTCTATAGGAGCGTTGGCCCCTGTTAATTCTTTTATTTGATCAGTTATAGTGTTCGCAAGCTCTAAATTGCCAGATTTTCTAGCTTCTTCACGCTCTCCAAAAAGCTTTACTACTGGAGATGGTGTAGGAGATTTACCCTGTGAAAGTCTTTGCTCTTCTACAATCTCTTTATTAAGGTTAAACAGGTCTCGCTCGGCTTGCTCTTGAATGCCAAACTGTTTGAATCTTGATTGAGCCTCAGATCTTGTTTTAGCCAACTCTGCCTCTCTAGCTCCCTGCATTCCTTGTACGCCAGCACCTAAAGCATGACCAATACGCTGAGATAAATCCTGAGTGCCACCGCTAGAAAGTAGAGAAAGACCTGCTTTAAGAGCAAAGTCTCTTTGGCCTGCGCCTGGATTTCTAAAAGCATCCATAAAGGATTGATCTTTGTTTAAAAATCTTTGGTTTGGCCTTTGTTGCGCTAACAATGCTTGCTCTTGAAGAGCTGCCTGCTTCTGAAGTGATAAAGCTTGTATTCTGTCCACGTTAGACTGGAGGTCGTTAAGTGTAGGAAGCTGACGTTCAGTAGCTACAGAAGCGGGAGGAGCTATAGAAGCTACAGGAGCGCCTTGAGATGCTTCAGATGCAAGTCGTTCTGCTCTAACTGCTTCATTAAGTCTTTTTTGATAATCATCTTGGATAGCCATATTATACTAATCCCACCCCTGCAAATTGTTGGTTTAACATGCGAAGTTTCTCTTCGTCATCCATCATAAGTCTTTCTTCCTCAAACAATCCTCTAGGAACAAAAGAAGGCTCGTTACCGCCAGTCATTGCTAACCTTTCTTCTATAGAAGGTGGTGCTGGCATACCTCCGCCTTGCTGGATAGGGGCAGCATATACTGGAGCTTGTTGTGGTTGTTGTTGGCCGCCACCGAGCATGGATTGTGCAAACTGAGCAGTCTCTAAAGGCTTCTCTTTTGCTACCGCTTTAAACTTATCCAAACCTGTAAGTGGCGCTGCAACTGTAGAGGGAGCAGCACCCAAAGCTGTAGATAATCCTGTAGAAGGAGCTACTAAGCTTGTCGTTGCTGCCGGAGCTGCCACACCTAATGCTTGAGTTGGAACAGCTAGGCCGCTTGCTGCGTCAATAACTGCTGCTTTGGCCGCTTCTGCTGATGCTGAACCAGCAAGACCGCTAGTAGCCGAGCTTAAAGCTGAGGTTGCTGCTGATCCGCCAGTTGCTGCCGGAACTGCCGGAGCTAATCCTCCAGTAAGCGCGCCTAAAGTACCGCCAAGCAATGCGCCACGAAGGCGATCATCTGGATTAGTGATTGCGCCAACGCCAGCACCTATTAGCATTGGTATTAGAAATGGGAGTGCCATAATTTATCCTATTAGTAACACCACAATACGGGTGTAGTTTCTCTTATATCTACGTGTACGAAGCTCTTTGCTACGCCTATTCCTGTGAAGCCCAGTTTAACAGCGTGTTCCACAACTGCCATTCTTTGCGCTCCACCTGTTACTTTTATATCTGCTGCAATGCCTTGAGCGTGAGTTCCAGGTCTAGGCTTCTTAGCCTCAATGCTGTGGCTGAGATTTCTATAGCCAGAAGTAATAATAAAAGGAAACCCGCAGGCTTCCCTTAACTCATCTAGCTTTAAAACAAACTCAACATTAATACCGTTAACGCCTGTTTCTTGGCAATCAAAATCTTCTAACTTAAAGTATTTAAACATTAAGACTTCGCTTTAAATATTGTTGGGTTGTTTTGCTGACCTGCTGCAAGCTGATTCATGCCTTGACTAGACATATTCGCAAGCATACTGCCACCTTGACCACCTTGAGCCGCTAATCCTGGCTGTGCGCCAAAACCAAAGGCATTAAATTGTGGACCCATTTGTCTTTGTCCCATTTGCTGCTGCTGTAGCTGCTGGAGAATTAGTGGGTTAGCTCCCATTTGGGCTTGGAACCTATCGTAGCCTGCTTGATTTAATTTAGCGCCTTGAGCTGCATCTCCTCTCTTCATGTCAACAATAGCCTGAAATATTCCAGGCATTCCTGAAAGTGTAACGCTGCTTGGTTGACCTAAAGTTGGAACATTTCTACCAGCCTGCATTGCTTGGAACTTATCAAAGCCACTCATTCCTGATTGAGTCTGACCTAATGCAGGATTCTGGCTACGACTGGCCATCATCTCGTTAAATCTGTTTTTCCCTGAGTCCATACCAGCAGTGGTTTTTGACCATTCTTCAAAGGCTTTTCTATCTTTTTTACTTACTCCACCACCGTAGCCTCTACCTGTTGTTGTTCGCGGCTTAGAAAACATTGTGCTGCCAGTTTCAGCCTCATACCGCTGTTGCATGTCGGTCAATTCTGGAGCGTTATTACTGTTACGATGCAAAAGTGGTGAGTAACCCATTACGATCCACCTCCACCAAATAGACCGTAAGCTGCCAATCCAGCACCCGCTGCTGTAGCTGCATTATTGCCACCGCCACCACCACCAGAAGTATTGCTAATTGAGCCAAGGTTAACTCCCGTAAGGCGGCTACCCAATCGATCAAGCGCAGTCTCAGGAGTTTCCTGCTCGAATCTAAAGCGCTCTCTATCAGCGTTAATAAGAGCTTGATCGTAAGCATTCTGTTGAGAGCCAACAGCCGAGACAGTCCTAGCAGGCGCTAAAAGGCCGCTCTGGACGCTGCCAAGGTTCTGAATGGCATTCTGTTGATTACGCAAGATAGCCTGTGTAGCGGCTCCTGCTGTAGCCTCAGCAGCACTCTGCTCTTGGATGCGCTGTCGATCACCACCAAATGCGCCCA